ACAGAGCCATAATGCTTGTAGACACTGCTGAACTTCCTGATGAAATTGACTCTAAGAGGGCGGGAGATGCCCTTGAAAGAGCAAAGGAACAGCTTAGGCAGAAACAGAGTATCCAAGAACATAAAATGAGTCAGGCATCACTTGCAAGAGCTCTTACAAGGCTTAAGGAGAGCTCAAAGTATAATGCATAATTTGAACTAAAGAAAAAACATGGGAAACTAAACTTAAGCTTTAGTTTCTCATGTTTTTATTGTATAATGTTATAGTACGGACATTTTGAGAGTTATAGGTTTTATAAGGAATCTTAGTTTGATTCAATAAAGATGTATTACGAAAGGGGATATTATAATGAAGTGTACCAGACAGATTACTGATGATTTGTACTATGTAGGAGGTAGTGATAGAAGGCTTGCACTTTTTGAAAATTGTTTTCCAATTCCGGATGGGATTGCATACAATTCTTATCTTTTAATGGATGAAAAGACGGTTTTGTTTGATACAGTTGATTATTCAATAGGAAGGCAGTTCATTGATAATATTACTTCTCTTCTTGATAATAGAAAGCTTGATTATCTGGTTGTAAACCATATGGAGCCTGACCACTGTGCTTTAATTACACAGATAATATCATTTTATCCTGATTTAAAACTTGTTGCCAATAAAAAGACTTTAGGTCTTATTTCTCAGTTTTACAATGTTGATATGACAGAGCGTACTGTCTGCGTTGGAGATGGCGACAGTCTGTCTACAGGAAAACATAATCTCAAGTTCTATACTGCTCCTATGGTTCACTGGCCTGAGGTAATGTTTACCTATGATGAGACGGATAAAATCCTTTTTTCAGCTGATGCCTTTGGTACTTTTGGAGCATTAGACGGAAGGATTTTCAATGATGAACTTGATTATAGACATGGTTTCATGGATGAGGCAAGAAGATACTATGCTAATATAGTTGGAAAATATGGTGCTCAGGTGCAGGCTGTATTCAAGAAACTTCCTTCCGAAATTGCCTATATTTGTCCTTTGCATGGACCAATCTGGAGAAGAGACATCCCGTTCATTTTGGAAAAATACCAGGCTTGGAGTACCTATACTCCTGAAGAGAATGGCGTATTTATTGCCTATGCATCTATGTATGGCGATACAGAACTTGCAGCAAGTGTACTTGCCTCTAAGCTTGCTGAGCGTGGAATGGTAAATATGAAGATGGTAGATGTATCTTCGCACCATTATTCTTATCATATAAGTGATATATTTAAGTATAGTACCATAGTATTTGCGGCACCTTCTTACAATATGTCAGTACATCCTAAAATGAATGAACTTATTAATGAAATGAAGGAAATTACAGTAAGAAACAGGGCTTATGCAGTTATAGAAAATGGTTCTTGGGCTCCGAGTGCGGCAAAGACTATCAAGAAAATTGTAGATGAGCTTAAGGATATGAGGCAGATTGG